ACGCAGATTGTAAGCGCCTATTAGCTGCTTTAGCCAACAAGTTGTAATCTGTCATTATTTAGCTCCAAAAAAATCCCCGATTAAGGGGCGTGGTGTTTGCATTTGCTTGATACCTTGCGTACCTGCATGTATGCGCTGTACCTAGTGATTAGTAGCAAGGCTAGCAGCCAAGCAACAAATCCCAAGAACCTTGCGAGTGTGTAACCCCAGTGCCCTTGATAGCCGACTGTGTGCAATGGTGGATATGACGTAATAGCTGACGATGCCAAGAAGCCGTAAACCGCCCAACTTAAAGCCCCAGCACACACTAAAGCCAACTCAAGTATCGGCGTATAGACACCATCATCAACGACTCGCATACGTGTCAACATAACAAATAAACCTAAGACGACAGCACATACTGCCATCGTTAAATCAAGATAGATTGGCGCTATCATCGCTGTCTCCTTTTTTGTAAGCTGTGTCAATTTGAAAGTCGTCATCTACTGACGTGTCCAGTCCAGTGCGATTGCGTACCGCCTGATTGAGTGTTTTGTTGATGCGTTTTTGATTGCTAATCCACACCATTGTGCCTGCAACCAGTGGCGCACTAAATAGACCTGCTAACAGTGCAAATAATGGCAACGCACCAGATTGCGCTTCGCTAAACGTATTGACAGCCAAACTTAACGCCACACCCATAAACACACCAATTAATGCTTTTGCTAGGCTTGGATAATAAAAACTCTTATCAATCTCTGGGATTTTGACAAAAGCTGCACACAAGCCACCTGCTGTTGAAAAAACCCAAACACCCGTCCAGCTAAGCAAAAAAGGCGCGGGTAAAACCCCTGCATCAATGATGCGGTCAGCAGCCCATGCGCTAATTGGGTACGATGCAGCTAGAGCAGCTATGCAAGCCCACCATAGCTGCCAAAACTTAATTTTAAGCATCTAGCCCCCTCAAATTTTAGATAATAAAAAACCACTCAAGTGAGTGGTTCTGTTTGATCAGTAAACAATCATTAGTTGACCTGTAGCGGTACGGTATATCTCTCCTGCTGTTAATCCACCTGTAGCTGCTGCTGCGTTATCTGCATAAGCAGCTAATGCACTTAGATTTAAGTTCTTTAAATACCCTGTCGTGAAGCGAATTAAAGCCGAACCTAGCGCCGTTGTGTTGCTACCGAAAGGCTGGATTGACGGACTTGTTATTAGTACCTCTGACGCACTACTTAAAACCAATCTGTTAGGGCTGGAGGCGTGGTTTGCTCCGTACATCCAGATAGACGCACCCCTATTCCCAGTTACAGATTGCGATGCTGACAGAAATAGCGCCTTAGTATCTGAGCCAGTAGGTGTGTTGTTGCCTATTAATACGGCATCCCTAGCATCAAATAATATCCCTGTATTAATACCCCCTGCCAAACCTACTGGGTACTTGAAGTTTAAAGGCGCGTCCACACTTCTTACGTTACTAATGTTTCGTACAATAGGTAACGTCTTACTATCATATCCTGTTAGCGTAAAATCTTGGGTGGGTACGTACTGTTCTAATGTAATCTCTAACAGCATAATATCAGGCTGAAAACCATTGTTATTAAACTTACTACGATTATCTACATTGCTAGCATTAGACCCATACAAATGCTGACCATCCGCACTCTCAGAGCCATAAAAGTACATTAGTTTTCCGAACGCATAGATAGCAGAACCTACACCAGTGCCAGATATAGCACTGTCACCACCATGTGTATCATAAGTTAGTACGCTTGCTTTAATTGAATTAACGTCAAAGTCTGTTATCTCGTACATATACGTAGCTACGTCTTGCACACCTAAAGATATGTAGTCCGTATTACCATCAATGAAGGAGTTCTTACCGCGCTCTGTGCCAAAAACGTACAACTTGTTTTCACGCTTGACGATAGGCATATTACAGAATACGTTTTTAAACGGTAACTCTAAACTTTCCCACGTACCACTATTTAAGATACTACGAGTTACTGCGGCTTTCTTACTTGTCGCTTGGTTGCGTGTCGTTAAATAAACATAGTTCTCTGTGCTGTCGTAAATAACACATGGCTCGGTGCTGTAAGATTCATCTGCTGCATTAATGCGGTACTTAGTAAGCGTTGCCGAAGTACCATGTATATTCTGAACATGAAAGTAACCTACTTGACGTACTGTGTCAGCGGCAGACCCCCCAAAGCCAAAGCCCATGATAAAGCTATCACCATTAATATCTGCAAAACTGTGAACATGGGTAATCTTTGATGTACCTGAACCGATAGTCATGCTTGATGTGACTAACTGGATAGCCCATGAGTTATTTAGAAACTCTACGGCTGCGTACCAAGAAGTGCCCGTAGTATCAACTGCCGTACCTTCTGCAATGGTCGTTGCTAACTTAAAGTTATCTTTGTCTACGACACTTTTCACTGCAACTTTACCACTTGCACCACTAACGCCTGTACCTGTGAAGTATATAAAATCTCCTGCAATTAAGCCGTGGTTAGGCATTAGTACATTTAGGTCTGTTGCCCCTATAGCTTTAGTGATACCTCCTGTGACCTTACGCGTCCTATCTAATGGTCGGCTGTATAAGTAAAACTCAGTATCGTCTGAACTTGTATCTGTACGCCACTCCATCATTGCATAAAGACGACCGCCTGACTCACCCATAGAGAAACAGTTATAACCCCTAGATGGATTAATAGCAGCATCAAGTATAACCTCGGGCTGCGTCCATGTGTTGCCCTTGTCAAAACTACGCGACCACACGATTCTCTGACCTACAGAAGTGTGCTGTGTGCTCATTTGATAAGGTGCGTAAATTACACCATTGTACTCAAAGCATTTGTCTTGCGTCCAAGCTGTGTAATCTATTGTATTGGATATCTTGGACTTGCGTATTTTACGATAATCTTCAGTGGCGTAGTGCAATGTACCGCCTGTGACTGGCTTTGCAAAATCAGCATCCCTAAACGCTTCGAGGTTTGGTACTTCCGTCACTGCATTGGTGGTGTGTGCGCCTTGGATGGTTCGACCTGTTGATTTACTCACTGATAAAGCGGTTGACACAGAACCTAAGTCCGCAATACTTAGCGTGTCTGTATTTTTGTCTGACTGATCTCGATTGACGCCACCAAATTTAGCGGTGGCTGTAATTCCTGTGTCTAGCTTTTGAGCCTCTATCTGTGCGTTTGCACTGCTTATACTTTCTTGATAGAAAACCTCTCTATCGTAAGCATCCAATACCTTGACACTGTATTCCGACTCAGCAGCATACACCTCCACCATGTCACCATTGGCATTCATGAAGCCGCCTTTAGTGCGTATTGGCTGTGCTGCTGTAACGGTTAGTGATTCATCGTAGTAAATATCAATAGGGTAAAATTCAGGGTCTTTGTTGGGCTGACCAAAATAGACCTTACCAGCATCAAGCGGTCTGCCGGTCGTATCTCCCATGTATAAATGCGGCTGCGCGACTAATGATGTGCGTAATGCCATGTCAATCTCCAAAAAATAGGCAAAAAAATACCCGCGCAAGGCGGGCTGTTATTTGTTTCTTTACCACCATCTAATTGAGTTAATAAACCCACCTAGAACGAATAAAAATAATATAAAAACCAATGAGTTGATAAGTCGTCGCGTCATTGGAGAGGTTTCGTATTTATCTAACATTTTGGTCACCGTTTCGCTTAAATCTATGTTAAAATTCACTTACGATTTACTCCTACTTCTACTAGGTGTGAATATAAAAACCCCCAAAGGTTGCTGCCCTTGGGGGTTTTGCTTTGTGCAATAAAAAACCGCCTCAATGGGCGGTATGTGTTTGGGTTGGGTTTACGTGATTAGACCTTTTTTAATGCGTCCATCAAACAAGCCTATTGGGTTTAAACTTGCGAACACTAGATATTGAGTGACTATTAAGGGTATACCGATCATCAGAATAACTCCAAAGAAATACCCAAACCCCTCGCTAAACATCGTTAAGATGGCAGTCACGACAGCAAAAACCCAAAGGACTTGAAGCAGCCGTATTAAAAACAGTCTGAAATTTTCCATGATGCAGCCTAATTTTTGAGATACGTTTAATATATCAAAAAGAAGTTAAGGCTGCACTGTTATCGTCTTGGCTATTTGCACCTTGTGTTAGCATGGTTAAAATGTCGGCGCTATTCATGGCTGCCTGTCTTGCCTCTGCTGGCAGAGTTTTAACATAAGCTTTCCATTCAGGCGATAACGTCAACTTTTTTTGCAATATCTTTAACTTAGTTTCATTCGGCGTGGGATTTTCAAACTCATCAATCAACGCTTGCATTTCTGCACTATCAATCACGTCATCTATCCGTTTTTTGTTAACCTCGCGGTAAACCTCTGCACGTTTAGGATTGATTGATTGATTAAAGTCAGCAACATTTTGTTTTTCAGCCATAACCTGTTTGAATTTGCGACCAACCGCTTTACCTGCAAGACCTGCTGCAACACCAATTACTGCGCTACCACCTGTCATTGCGGCGCCAGCGATACCCATACCTGCGCCAGCTGCGTTTTCGCCACTGTTCCATCTATCAATATTTGGTATTGTGGTGGCTGTGCCTGATGGGTTTGGATCGACATGCTGTAATACATTGCGACCTGCAACATAAGTATCTAGCTTACCAGCTATTTCTTCGCCAAAAATATCGCGCGCTTTGTAGTTGCCATCATCACCAGTACGTCGATACTTCATCCACTCGCTATTGACGGACTTCAAGCCTTTTTTACCTAAAACACTTTCGGCAATAGTAGCTTGTATCTCCGACTTGGCTCTTGCAGCCTGACCTTTGAGCGCGTCTGGCACAGCATCTAGCGAGTCGTAAATATGCTTAAACTGCGCACCGTCTTTGTCTGCCAACAACTGCAACTTCCTACCGACTTGCTCTGCCGATGTTTTACGATTGATGCCGTCTGATTCTAAGATGCTTGCAATGCCTTTTGGATTCTCAAACGTTTTCTTGAAATCTTGGTATCTTTTGCGAGCTGCTACATACGCATTGTCATCAAGCGCTTGAAACACACCATTATCAATTTTGCCGTTAACACGACTAATCAAACCTGCGCTATCAGGCGACCATTGCGTGTTGATGTATTGGCGCAAGCTTTCAGCCTGTCTTGCACTCATAGGTTTAATCGAGCCGTCAGCGTCCATTAAATTCAGCTCTTTAAGATACGAGCGAATACCATTGCGCAAGGATTTATTTGAGTCTTTAGCCACCCAGTTACTAGGTGTTTTTAAATCTTGCTCAAACTCTGAAAGCTTGATCCCGCCTTTTCCTTCTGTAGCAGCATCAGCTTTTGCGTAGTCAGCCTTGACTTCGTTAGCGTACCAATCTTTATACCCCTCTAGCGCATCAATAACGACTTGACCGCGACTCTCAGGACTAGCGCCTGCGCGCGCGCCAATACTATCTTCGATAATGTTGTTGGCGTAATCATTCATTCGCTGGTACTCAACATCCATACCTTCACGAATAGCCAGTCCTTGCGGTGTATCAGCCTTAGACATAGCTTTTTCACGCTCTAAAGCGGTTATATCACCAGTGATTGATCCTTGGCGTACCACTTCGTCAGGTATGCCAATGTCTCTTAAGACCTGTGCTCTTGTTCCTTGCACTTCAATAGGCACACCGCCCACTTGTGGTCTTGATGTATCAAGATCAAGTAGTGTTGATACTGGCGATGGTGGCACGTTTTCAGGTATTGGATCAGCACCGAAAGGCGATGCAGTATCGTCAATATTGCGGACGGGCGCGCCATTTGTTGCCTCGTCAAATCGAGCAATGACATTATCAATAGAACCCGTGCTTCGTGTTGCCGCTTGTGTTTGCGCCAGTGTTGGCGGTGCTGCGACTGTGCTTACTGGCGCCGGTTGTGGTATTTCCATTTGCGCGGCATAGCTGTCTAAAGAGCCCGTGCTTCTAGCGGTAGGACTAATAGGCGCTTGCTGTACTGGTGCTTGTACTCTTGCTTGTGGCGCTGGAGCTTGCTGTGCTGCACGTTGAGCGCGGATTGCGTCAGCTTCTAACACTCTTGCTCTGACTTGCTCGGGTGTCAATCGTGGTGCAGGTGTTGCTTCCCTTGGTGCGATACGAGCGCCTTTCTTGCCTGGTATAAGCATACCTACAGCATTAAGACCTGTTTGCACACCTGCGCCAACTGCTGGACTACCAGTAGCTTCGTACGATGCGTCACCCGCGGCAACAATACCATCATCGATAATACCAAGAACGTCAAGCATGTCTGCGCCTGTTGCTGTTCTTGGTGTAGCGCCAGCTTTCAAAGCTCTTGCTACGCCACTGCTATTATAATTTGACTCGCCTTGGCTGTAACCCTCAATAATAGGCTGTCCTCGCATTGTCGCACCCGCCATACCGCCAATACCCGCAATACCACTCATTGACATATCAGCCATGCCGCTAACCGCTGACAAAGCCGCGTCACCTGTGCCAGCTAAGTTGGCTAAGCCGCCATTATTTGCAAGGTTGTCGATAGCACGATCTTTTAATCTGCCAATCTTATCAGCAGAACGACCACCTAAGCCTTTTTTCTCGGCTTTTGGCTTTTGGCTAATATCAAGACCAAATGACTTTGCTGCTTGTGCTTTTGGGTCAGACACTCCTGCTGCGCCATGACGATTGACAAGCGTATTCATGTTTTTACCTACCAAGTCTTTACGCTTTAGCAAGTCACTGAATATCTTGTCGTCACTTTCACCTGACCGTCTTTTTGCTTCAATCAGATTTATTACAAGGGCTTTATCTACCTTAGCCATGATTGGTCCTTAAATTTGTCTTGGTTGCATTGCGCTGATTGGCAGATCTTGTTCAGGTATATCCCACTGTGGTGGTTGCCATGTGGAAGGCTCGCTATCGGTCAAATCTCTAACTGGCACTGTACCGACTTGCACGTTATCAATCGATTGCCATTCAGGTTCGATAAACGATGATTGATCTTGTGGTTCAGCGTCTTGCCATCGAGGTTCGATAAAGCTACCCGCTTGCTCAGATTCCTGCCACTGTGGCTCTTGCCACTGGACTTGCTCAGCGTCTTGCCATGATGGGGCTTGCCATACTTGAGATTCCCACTGTGGTTCGCTCCATGATGAATCGTTGTTTTGTGCCTGATAAGTGGTTTTGCCACCCAACATACCGTTAAGTGTGTTCAGGTAACCTCTGCGCCTATTATCGTTAGCTTTCCAGTCAAACGGTACTCTTGTACCGGGAACTTTGCCTTTTATGTCGTTCTGGCCGTAAGCCCATGCAATGTAATGCTTGCCTAATTCAGCGGCATAAGAGTCAGGACTTGCATCAGGATTGCTCCAAAATTTTTTGAGCTTTCCTGCGTATTTTTTGCTTTTCATTTCACGAACGCTGAACCGAGCTTGTGCGTTAAGATTTGCTTGGGTTTGCTCCATAACGCCATTTTTCATAACACCGTTTTGCTTTAAGAAACCCTCAAGCATGTTGTCGCGGCCTTGATTCCAAGACAACATACCAAGATTGCGTATTTTCTTACCCTTCTTATCACGCGCAGGATCGGTGTGATTACCAAACAGTATGTTGGCATTAAAACTATTTTCACGACCAACCTCAGCTGTAACAGCTAAGGCTTGATTGTGAGACAGTCCTGCGTTCCTGTAAGCGTTATAGACTGCCACGTTTAGAGGTGTGCCATTCGATAATTTTCCACCTTGATATGCCATTATCAATCCTTAGAATAAATCATCTTCTTTGACCTGTGAGGCGTTGTTCAAGTCAGCGTACTTCTCGTTTAACGCCTTAATGGTGTCTAAAGCAGCCAGTCTCATCTTTCTTGGCGTTATGGTAGAAGCCAGATTACCCGCCATTTCTTTATACATGGCAACATCTTTATCGGATTGCGGCCCTTCCATGCGAGGCATCATTGCAACCAACTGACCAGACAGTGTTTTAAGTCTGGCTATTGATTCCGCCCCTTTGGTTGTAACGCCGACACCACGAGCTATGTAGTCAGCAGCAGTGCCAGGTACGCTACCTGTAGAGTCTTTAATCAACGGCTCGATTTCAGTCAGCAATACATTAAGCTTATCTTGCCTAACCTTTTCTTCTCTGTATGTTTTAGCGATTGCTGGATCGGCTTTCTTGCTGATCATAGGTTTGCCAGTTTCAGGGTCAATCACTGGTTTCATACGTCCCTGATTGTCAAACAACATTACACGGCCATCGGGCATTACCTTTTGAGTCACCTTACCTGATTCTATTTCTAATCTTTGCTTTGCTACATAGCTATCAATCGCCAACTTGTCGCGTCTAGTTTGTTCGGCATTGGCGGCTGTTTGCGCCGTACGCTGACTATTAATATTGTTTTGTGCGTTTGTTCTAACGTTATTGCGCTCACTAGCATCAGTTGCATAGACTGTGTTGGGGCTTGCGCTCACTCCATAAGTGCCAGTCGTTCTACTTGTGCCATCGTATGGATCGACTTCGACGGCTGTAATCTTATCGCCCTGATTGACATATGCTGTCGTTGGCTTGTAGGCGGCAGCAATAGCAGGATTGCCCATAGCAAGACCGCGCAAGTAACTACCCGCCTTTTCAGGGTCTGTAATATTAGTCATCATATAGTCGTAATCTTCTTTATTGATTAGACCATTCTCATACTGTCGTGTGATGACTGTACTGAATGCGGCTGGGTCTTTGCCGATTGCTGCGTTCGATATGTCTTGATTGACCGTGTTTACTCTGTCAGACGTTAACTTGCCTGTAGTTGCCTGTGTATTCGCATTAGTATATGGCGCAGCTTCTTCTGCTAAATTTGCACCTGAAAGTGAGCCGTAAGCCGCTGCTGTGTCTTTGCCGCCAACGCTAGCCAACTGCAACATTAACGCACGTTGCGCGGTCTCAGGGCTTGTTATGGACATCTCAGCGAGCCAATCTGCTGTTTCTGCTGCATCCTCATCGCCAACGTTTCTATAGCCCTCTGCTTGGCTTTTAAACAAGTCAGCTGCCACCTGATTTGATCCGCTTTGTAATGCAGACACGCCTCGGCTCATGGTTCTAAACAAACCTTCTTTGGCTTTGGTTTCCATTTGATCATAGTATTCTTGAGCGCCCTTCGTGTACTCAGGGTATTGAGCTACGACACGACTAACTGCGCCCATATCATTCCAATCGAGCTGTTCAAGCTGCTGCTGTGCTTGGATTTTACGTGCTTGCTCTGCTTCTCTTGCTTCCAAGATACCTCTATTCTCTCGGAATCCCTGACCTTGACCGTACGCCTCAAGCACACCGTCGAATGGGCTTGCCATACCTTGTAAGTAACTTTGTGCGAGTTGCATTTAAAATCCTCCGCCCATTGCCATCATGCCGCCACGAATAGCTGTATTAAGCAATCCTGAATTAACCTGACCTTTAGCTAATTGATAGCCAGCTTGTGCCTGTCCAATATCGCCATAGCCTTGCGCAATATTATTACCAAACGTTAATCCGTTACCACCAAGTCCTGCTGCTGCGTTCTGCCCGTTACTAGCGACACCACTCAAATTTTGCAGCTGCTGCTGTACATTGCCGAACAGTAAGTTTGATCGATTATCAGCCAAAGCCTCTTGAGTGTTGCCGCCGCGCAGACCGCCCGTAGCAGATGCGTTTTGCAATAGTGCGTTTTCTGCCTGTTGATATTGTGATTTAAAGAATGGGCTGTTTTCAATGTTGCCAATAGCAGTTTGTTGCTTGCCAAAACCATTCAAGCCTAATAAGTCATTCTGTCCTTGCAACGCGCCTGTGCCCGATTGCACGTAAGGCTGCATGAGCTTCTGTAGTGCGTCAAACTGGCGACGCTGTTCTTCCATGCCTTGCTGACTGGCTTGCTGCTGCGCTTGACTCGCGTTTTTAGCAGCCGTCTTACCTGTTAGGCTGTCAAAGCCCTTTTTAATGAAACTCATGTCACACCTCGCAGTAATATAGTTTTTCAAGTGGTTTGAATTGGTTGCGCTCCAAGAATCCATCAATGGGCGCAGCAATACGGCTCGCAGCGTACCAATGGTTAACGCCAATCTCTTTTAAGTGCTGACGTATGCCGTCGATAAACTCTGAGCTATTACCGCGATGTTCAGACTTAACCCACAGCACATCGGTTTGCGCGTCAATCAATGATTCGTTACGCATAGACGTAGAGACAAAGATTAGCGCCACGCCTTTGATCGCGTCACCATCAAGCCAAAGCATTGGTTTCAATACCCCTGCCTCATCAATATTGATGTAATACTGAATAGGAATATCAACCTTTTGCGGCTCAAGGTGCAGCATATCCATCATCATTGCTGTGATCTCAACCTGATAGTCTGCGAATTTGACCTGAGTGACTGACATGACTACTCCGTGATATCGACGACCGTTAATAGCACGTTTGCACCTTCACCCGTCATGGTTAGTGGCTCGTCTTTTACAAGCTGCTGATTGAATAACGAGGCAATAACCTCAGTTGCGCCACCTGTGATTGTTTTCTTAATGTATGTTTTGCCGCTGACTAATACAGTGGTATCAATCGGGTCAGCGGTTGGGTTGTGAATCGTGAACGCTCTGATTTGTGCATCCGTTTTTGGCAGATAAACGGTATTACTTGCGGCTGCTAGTGTGATGTTAGCTGCTTGCTTATTTGTTAGTTTCATATATCACCCTGTACTGGTATGAGTTGAGTTTGGCAGTCATAAGGGCTGCTAACGGTCTGTAGGTGGTCATCTTGATAGATTGATACGCTAACAGCTTGTAGTGAGTCAGAACGCTCTGACGGTACGCTGACGGCTTGCAATGGCACTTGATTATCGGCAATCATCTGATTAATGATAGCGGCCGCTTGAGTTGCCAAGATTGCCGCCTGCTCAGCTTGTGATGCTGCACCCTCGATCTGAATCACAAGGTCTGCCATATCTTGTGGCGTATCGTTTGCCACCACCTCGATATTTTCAAACGCTTTGATTGCTTGTGGATTGCCGCCTGTTATCTGAGCCAGTACGTCACGAGGTATTTTAAATGTGCGATTAGCTGCCATTACCAAATGCCTCCACGTCTGCCTCAATTGCTGTGAATGATGCCAATGAGTCGTCACAGCCTCGGAATCTAAGCCCTATCATCTGCCGAAACATACCGATAGCTCTTAGCCAAATAATGCGTTTACTGTACTGTCCGCGCATACCTTGTCTGTGCAGTCGCTCATTGCTCCATGTCATGCCGTCCTTTGTCCACGATAAAAACACTTGCGGATCAGGCATGTTGTTTGTGCGACCTGTCAAACCGACAAGCTCAATTGACTTGATTTGTCCTGACTGACCACCGTTGTACAAGAATGTCGTGTTGATTTCCCATGCGACCGGTTCACCGTAATGGCTTGACACTTTGCTACTCATTACGCCAACATTGCTGTTGAGTCTATCGCCTACAATCCACTTGTTATAGCACCACACATGATTGATTGCTCTGTATGCGCCCTTACCATCGCTTGATGATGACAGCTCAAACCAAATGGGTTGTTGCATCACCTGCGTTGCCATAAAGTCAAATACCAGCGTTCTGTCTGTCAAATGCAGGTATAAATGCTGGTGCATGTCCTGTTCTTTGGCTTCCAGCACGATTTTTGATAGCTGCTCATCGGTATAGCCTGAGATAATCAGCTCAATCTCACGAGTCGCAATCTTAGTTATGCCGCCATTAGCGCCTAGATACACGCTGCATGGCTCATTCTTACCACTGCCAACGAACGCGAATGACTGAGCAAATAAGCACTTACCATGTGTGCCAACAAGCCCTTTGGTCATCATAGCGCCATCAATGCGACTAAACGCAAATCCCTCACCACCAACGTTATCAAACACCTCAATGGTATATCGATTTAGCACCACAAGCTCATTGCGTACTTTCATTAAGCCGACAATTGGATCAGGGTCAGCCTCACTTGAGCCATACTTTGTTGGGCTAACCTGAGTTGGGTCATTCAATTCAGTCTGAATGATAAACTCACCATCAGTCGTGACAAAGTAACCATCAATCCACTCAACATCGACAACCGTACCAAGATTGGCGTTTGTCACTTGCGTTAGCGTACTACCTTGCAAGTAGTAGAGATTACCACCTGATGCAATGCCTAGACGGTCAAACGAGTAAGTAAAGCTGCATTGCTCACTACCTGACACTGTTCCGATAGAGGTACAAACGCCGTTATCGCCAACTTGCCATAATGTTGTGCCAATGACGCGATAACAAACACCATTCCAGTTGATACCACCTCTATCAATACCGCCTTTCTCGGCACCGCAAAATAGCTCAATGCCGTCAGCTTTTTTTAGATAACCATTGGCAATACCGTTCTGCTTTGGTACTGGCACAAGATTCAGTGGGTATGACGTGCGATAGTCGGCTGTGTTATCTGTGTAAATACCGTTAACGATTGGGATTTGCATATCACCACCACCTTGCTCTATTACCCGCGCCTAAAACTACATTGTCAGGACAGTCTTTAACTGTCGGTATCTGCTGATAGATGGTCAGCATGGCGTTATATGCGTCGTCAGCCTGATTGAGTAGCAGGACTGGCGGTTGTTTGCCGTAGATGCTACAAATGCGTAATGCTAGCTTATGTGAGATACCTGATAGCGCATCACGCTTGATACCTGAGTCGTCACCAAGATAACTGTCGGTCACGTCCTCAGCTAAGAGATAACCAAAGTCGTAGCTACCAGTTTGCAGCTCTGCCATCATGTCATCAAGTGTCTGCAATATATCTTGACTGTCTTCTGGCGCATCATCAAGCTCAAAACCTGACATAGATAAGAGTTTGAATGCGCGGTCTACTATGTCACGTTTTAAGATCATTGGATTACTCGCTGTCTTTTAGCTTCTGAATTAGCGCGTCTTTGCTGTCACGTTCGACAAACTCAACGTCACGCTGCTCAAGCAATACTTTCAATTCGTCTTTGGTCATTTCATCGTATGACACGACACCATCACCGTTTGCGTCTTTGCTTTCTTCGTAGATTGCGAGTTTCTGCTCAAGCTCTGCAATTCGTGCAATTTTCTCATTAATAACTTTGTCCGAATCTTCGCGCTCTTGCTCAAAACCTGCAATCTCGGTCAATGCGGTCGATAGCTGTTCTTCAAGCTCATCTATGCGTGAGTTATTCGCAGTATCGCCAACACGAGCACCACCAAGCTTACCTTTCATAACCTTGTTTTCAGCTTCAAGCTTTTCGGTTTCGATCTGCTCGATAACATCATCAGCTTTTGGCATCCAGCCATCAGCCTTGGCTTGCCCAACTTCATCTTTGTTGCTGGCGTCAATGACACGGACGCGCATCTTGGTGCCGTAAACGTTCTCAATATTGCCACCAGTAGCGGACAGCGGTGCATAAATTATCATGTTTGACATGGTTTATCCTCTGTTAGTTAAATCCATCGCAATTACGCACTACCTAAGTAATGCGCAATAACTATAAATCTACGTTATGCAGGAAGGTCTAAGAATGCCAACGGATTGGTGGCACGATACGTAACCACAGCGTGACGCTTAGCTTGATAGACCGTATCACCTACACCTTCTGCTTTCTCGGTTGTACCTGATACAGTGTAACTTGCCTTGTATAAACCTGTAATACCATCGCGAGTCACGACTGGTGCGCTAAAAGTTGGATCAGCCATTTGTTAATCTCCTACGCTTGGTTAAATAATTGGATGCCTGCCATTTCGGGATTGAGCAGCGCTGTACCAAAGACAATATCCCAACGATACTTAGTCGATAGGTTGTTGATATCGCCTTGACGGGTGTAGTAAATCGTCAAGCCATTATCAAGCGTTGCCTTGGTAGTCGCCCAACCGTCTTGGTTGTCAAGCGCCAAAGTTGACGGGATAAACTCAAGCGCACCTTTTACAAACGCACCGTTTGCGTACGATGCGTTTTTGTTGAGCATGGTAATTGCTGCGCCACCTGCCGGAGTTGCTGACACGTTCTTATATGCCGACTCAGCACTGGTTGGGCTTGCGCCATCATCGCAAACAATAGCAGGTACGATTTCGATACTAGTTGCTGACTTAACATCGATAACACGGAATGTTTTAAGTTCTTGTGTCTGCTGCTTATTCTTCATGTTGACCGAATAAACACCCGCTATTGTGAATGCATCACCGACGGCAAACGCACCACCAGTTGCAGCCACAGTTAGCAGCATTGAACGGTTGTCCAAGTTGTGCTCATCGCCTGTCACTGGATTTTTAACAGTGGCTTGTGGGATATGGCGTTGATTGCCGCCCGTTACCGTAGCGCCTGTTGCCGTAGCAGCTGGCAGATAGATACCTGAGCTGTCTTTATGTACGTCAAAACCTGCAATCTCATTGATGTAGGCTTTCTCGTATGCCGTTTGAGTTTTACCTGACAGAGTTTGACGGCTTGCTAAATCGGCAGCCATTTTGACCATATCGCGTGAACTATAGAACGCCATACGGTCGTTTTCAGGTACGCCTAAATCATCAAATTTAGCCATCAGCTCAGCAACGTCATTGAAGCCTGTTGCTGCACCTGCTTGTGTGTCAACGATTGATCCGTAGTATGCAACCTGACGACGTAGCGCATCATTAACGTCACTAGCAAGTTTCTGCTTAGCAGCATTACCCTTGCGACGTAGTACGTTAGGGTCACGCAATTCACGACTATTGATAGTGCCTGGTACTGATCGTACACGGTCAACGGTTACTGGTACAGCAAGTTCGGTATGACCTAAGAAATTTCCTGTTTGGTCAAGACCTTCTTCGCTGTCAACCTGTAACGGCATCGGGCGCCATACAGTATCATTGGCTCGTGCCGACGCTGCTGCATCTCCCAAGTTAAATCGTTCTGCTGCTTTCGTGTAAACAAGCGCTTCTTCAAAGTCTGCAATCACCTCGTCAAACATGACCAGTTCTTGCTTTAATAGACCGTTTTTAGTAGTTCCAGCCATTTGAGGCTCCTTTAAAAGTTATTTGTTTCGCATTTTTCGTTTGTATGCTGCAACCGCTGAGCGATCGCCTGTTTTGTCCGCCTCTGCTTCAAGCTTAGCCAGTTGAGTATCAGCACCACCTGCTGCACCTTCTAGCTCATGCGTTTTCGGCTTAGGTTTGTTTGGATTGCGTGATTTTGTTTTGGACGACATTTGCTGCTCCATTAAGACGATTTGTTTGGCAAACTGGATATCATCAAGCCCTAATAGCTTTTCCAGTTGTGCTGGTGACTTGCCAAGTGCAACGACCATTCGTGCTGGGTCATCGACTAGCATCTTAATCAACGCTTGGCGCTGTGGTGGCACAGTCTCAACAATGGATTGCTCAATCTCATCGTAATCCGCTACCTTTGCGCGTACCGCATCGACCGATGACTTGTAACGCTCGTCATAGTGCTGATACTTTTGTCGCTCAGCTTGTGCTTTAGCTTCGTACTGCTGCTTCTCAACTAACCATGCTTCATAATCAGCTTCGTATGCATCAGTGTCGTACTCATGAGCCTCAGCGGTTGGCTTCTCGCGTAACGCTTGTTGCTCAGGTTGACCGCTTCGCTGTTCGAGCTGCTGCTTTAACTTACGGTTTTCGCGTTGAGCCTCGCGATACTTTTCGCGTGTCTCTTTAACCCATGCAGGAGCCTCTTGACCAATGTATGGGTCTTTGTCTTCACCATCATCATCAAAGCTAAAGTCAAGCACATCATCATCTGTGCTATCGTTCTGCTCGGTATCATCGTCTTGCTCACCGTCTTGACTATCATCAATATCCTGCTCATCATCAATAACCTCGTTATCTTCGACTTGCTCGGTATCTTCTTGATAATCTTCGTTGTCGTCTAAAATGTCGCTCACGTTGGTATCTCCTCAGATTAAGCATCTGGTAGCTGTTGTTAAAATTTAGGCAATAAAAAAGCCACTCGTTAAAGTGGCTAATCATCCTCACTAAATAACTTCTCGTCACTAGCTTTGATTTTCTTGTCCATGTAGATTAGGAAGCGTTCAGCGAGTAGCAGCAGGATTAGTTTCATTTAGCAACTCCATCTTTTCGGTATTTGCAAACGTCATGATGATCACAAACAAAGGTAGGAGTACAAACCAGTACAACTTCTCTTTGTTGATCTGCATCACATACCCTCCATCGGCGGCATACCATCAGGCATACCTTCCATCATTTGCGCCATCTGCTGTGGGTCAGGTTCAGGCTGTGGCGTAACCTCTTGCTCAATCTGCTGCTCACTCTGCGCTTGTGATTGCGTCATAAGAGTCATCATCTGCATAAGCTCTTGCAAAGTTTGCTGTGTCTGCTGTTGAGCCTCACGTTGAGACTGTTCAATTTCAAATAACTTTTGAGCAGTCGTGGCGCGTGTCTCGTCAGTCTCAGCAATCGTTTTCTGTGTGTCAGCTTTCGCTTTCTCTGCACCCGCAAGTGCTTTCGCTGCTTCTGCCTCGAAATACTGCGTCTGTGCATCAGGCGGCTGATTAGCAGATGCTTGTTGCGCAGCTTCCATCTCTTTAGCTTCTTGCTCATCAGGCTCGGTAATCCCCATGTTGATGTTGTTCTTACGAGCAAACTTCGCCAAGTCGTGCATACCCTCACCGTCTTGATTAGCCAAGATGGTATTGAGTAGCGCCGATTGCATCTGTGGGTCTTGAACCATTGGCACCAAGTTAAGCAGACGCTTGATTGTCTTATCACGCTGTGTGCTAAACGCTTCACCGATATCAACCGTTACTTTGTACTTACCGCCCTGCATATCGTTTTCGTATGCAAGCTGACCATCTTTGATAGTGGGCTTATTGATAACAACCTTGCTATCAGAATCATCATGACTAACGCCTGACATTTCGCGGTTTTCTTCATCATAGACAACCTGTGCCATCGATAACCAAATGCGACCAACGTGTGCAATGGTCTTACTAAAGTTATCAAGATAGATATATGCCTGAGCATCAACCTTATCTTGTACCATTTCCACCGCTTCGGTAGATACGTTGCTTACTAACTGCTCACCATTCGATTGATTGCCTGTCAATTCACCAATGAGCGCACCGCTAGACTCAATCAATGCGCCCATAGCTTGCGGGATAACTGGTGCTTTAGTGTAGGCTTGTGGCCCGACTGCGACCAGCTGACCATTAGCATCTTTGGTTGGGTTAATTGTTAAGTACGGCTTGCGTTCAACCTCTTTGCTCGCCCATTGCTGCTCGTGCCCTTTAACTTGCGCTGGCGTAAAGATAGGCGTTTCATCTTGCGGACGGCTCGCCAAATCAATCAAGCCTGACATCTTCAAGTTAAATGCTATTTGAGCATCGCGAGAAAGCCCCACATGACCTTGCGTGACCTCACGACCACTGACGTACATGCGCTTGCCATAAAACGGTGCTACTGGCAGATACTCACCAGCAATCACACCTAGCTTTTCGACAATCTCATTACCACTCAATACATAACCTTTGACCTCTTTACGCTTAACCTTCTTAACAAAATCAATCTCATAGCCTTGCACCACGTAAGTGTCTAGCTGTTGATCGTAATCTTCATCATCTTCGTAGAGCTTGACCGGTTCGCCACCTTCGGGGTGTGACAGCTTAGTGACTTCAACCTGCTTTGTTGTCAACTCAAAGTGCTCAGCGACTCGTACGTTGTCACCATCACGCCAATCAAAGCGATAGCCTTGTAAGTCATCAAAGCTCGCAGGCTCTTTGTTATACTTAGACTTGAATTGCGCCTTGCTCATCGACGTAACGATAGTCACATGCTTAGCGTCTGCCTTGTCATAGCGTCGTGCGTTACTATCCCAATAGACCATCGTGTCAGCTTCAAATATGGGCTTGATACGAATACGTTGATATTCGTCGTCATCACCATCTTCATCGTCATACTTGGCTTCAAGCATGATCGCACCGATACCGCCACTGATGCCTTCCATGAACGCAGTAGAGTAAGCCTCATCAGCATTACTATCGCGCTCATCAGCTCTGAACAGCTCTTGCAAGTTGTCGGCTGTATCTGTATCAGCTGCATTGTTCTGTGGTCTAAATTCGACTGTGAAGCGGTTCTTTGCCCATTCATTGTAAATACGAATGACTGATAGCTGAATCTTGTTAAACTCAAACTTTGGACGACCTTCAAACTGTCTGCCAATATCACCGTCCCACTGTGCGCCCTGTACAAAACAAAAACGCCTGTCATCATAGGACTGGCGTTGGTTGTCGTGCGATTGGTCATAGTCTGCATCGATACGCTCAAGCAAGCGTTTATGCAATGTCTCGTTTTGCTTGCTCATAGTTTATTACCAATAGGTTGTGATTCTAGGGATAGGTGCTTGCTCAGGTTCTGGCTCACCAATCAATCCTTTCTGGATAGCATGATTCCGCATCATGTATGCGTAACGTGTAGCATCCAATAAGTCGTCACCAGTCTTGACAATCTTGCCTTTGTCGTCACGATGGTACTGCAAGAACTCATTGAGCCAATCTCTAAGCGTATTGAATACTTTGAACTTACCGCTTTTCATTAGCAGTAATATCTCAAGCAAACCAATCTCCACACCGTTTGTGTTGTCAGACCACTTGGCATAAGTAGGAAGCAAGTTAAACCCAACATCATCGTAAGACTTCTTTTGCTGATTACCTGAGCTTTTCTCAGACTGCAATCCATCTAAAGGCCATGCAGTCGGAACACCATCAGCCCATTTCTTGGTTGCCGTCCATGCTTCGCTTGGTGTAACTTGTCTTTGCTTCCAAGCATGAGTGACATAAATAATATCGTTCTCAAGGTCGATAGCTAACTGTACTTGTGCCTGTGGGTGATCCCAACCGAAATCCATGCCATTGATAAGCATAAACTGATTAGGTATTTCAAACGGATCACAAGTGACAAACTCCTCACCTAAATCATAAATACGTCCATGACCTAACATTGGGATACCCTTAGTACGCATATCGCGTTGGTGAGCTGGGAATGATTCGAGTAATGTCTTCTTGGTTCGCTCATCCAAATGTGGCGCATCATCCCAACCAGCATTCAGCATGATTTGTCCATCAGCAGGATTATCCATAAACTGAATAACCAAGTCGGTACGACCATTCTCAGGCGTAAACGTCAAGATGCCTCGACCACCTTTACCGTTGTCACCCGTTGCTGTACGAGTTAACACCTGCGGATAAATATTAGGGTCTTTTGGTTCTTCGTCGATATGAAACCAATCAACGTTATCTCCCATTAAGGCGTGTTGTCCTTGACTGTATGACCAAAGCTGAACGGCTGCGGTTTGATGCTGAACGTCACCACCACCACCATGTCTCACGTACACAGTACGCATGGCATTAGGCGTTCCGGTCATAGACTCATGGTCTAATATGTACTCAGGTGGAATCAAGCCGCCTATCCACTCATTCTCTCTGCGAATACCGAAAATAGGTTTCTGCAAAAGGTCGCGGCATTTCTCACCTGAATAACCAAGCAGCCACAATAGCGGTGCATGGTCGAATGTATGGCCGTCCCACCAATCAGGGTACTGACCTAATGCGTGAATAGCATCAATGTATGTACCTGTCATGGTCTTACCAACTCGGTTGGCAGCCATCAAACAAACTTGAGTGTAATTCTTAGTGCATTGCAGCATCTCTTGCTGAATTGGATACAACCTTTCACCGAATGTCTTGTAGCGATACACATGCTCTCTGCGTCGTTTTTCTTTCAGCAGGTTAATGAGCTTTAGTTTGTCATCACGAGTTGTCATTGTTTAGCGCCGCAATTTGTGCGTCTAACTCATCGTCAGTCAAGTTATTAACGCTTAGGTTTACATTGCTCTCGATTTGTTGTTTAGCTCCATAACGCTTAGGCGCTAACTTCTCAATATTCCACTTGCGTGTGTCAATTCGCAATCTGGCTCTTTGTATGTGCTCTTGATCCAATCGCTCTTGACCATCGACAATCACATAATCCTTTGATGAATCATCAGCAATATCAATCATCTCATCAAGCAGGTATTCAGCTTGCACTTGTCTCGCGTGTGCGTACTGTTCCATAAACCCGTCTTTGCCACTAGCTAACCATTGCATTACAGTAGATATAGCTGGCATATCATCAAGCTGGCATATCTTACGTAAAGACATACCAACCATTAGCGACTCACATATTACTTGTGCTAATTCTTCACTGTAGATTGTAGGTCTACCGCCTTTGTCTACTTCTACGCCCTCAGGCACATCATTACTCATACGCCCTCCTGACGTAAAAAACCCTCAATTAAGAGGGCTGTGTTTCGATCATTGTTAAACCAAGCTGCTCAAACATATCAAACGGGTCAATATCAATCCCTATGTAAATATGCTCTGATGTGATAGTTACACCCTGCTCATACATAATCACTTTATCCATCGCTTGCTGTGCTAAAGATACGTCAGCACCCTCAGCTTGTAACGGACTATCAGCAAGTGGTGTATTGAGTAGTGATAACACAATCGGCTTAATGACTGTCGAGCAAACATCGTACAGATTGCGGTCTGCGTCTTGGTGGTTTGCTTGTGTAAATGTATGCACGTCATCAGGAGACTCACCAGCGATTAACGCTAACTGATTAGCTTGGCTCATTAAAGATTCAGGTACAACAAGAGTCATTCTATGCGTGTATTGGCTCATAACGTAACTCCTGATTTTTTTGCTAGGTGCTTATTGATATTATTTAAGTCACTTGTCGTAACAATATCTAAAACTACTAAGCCATAAATATCTACATTTACACGATAAGAACTAATCGTATCTGTATATCTTGCTCCAATAGACATGGGGTATGAACCTATATTGTCACCAACCACGCTAGTAGTGTAAACAAATGGATTATTTAAGGTAAAAACGAGTGCGCTACCATAACCATCAGGTGCTGAAAATACGCTCACATTACTTGTACTAGCAGCTAAGTAGTTGTTAGCAGCAGAAGGGTTACTCTCAAATATAAAACCAGCGTTCCTCTTAACTACCAAGCCCACTCCCGATGACCAATCCGAGGCAGGTGTATACATTGTAGTAAGGTAGTCATCAGCACCATCAAACTCTAACCAACGTAAAACCCCATCAGTACGATAAGTAGGTCTTGCTGCACTAACTGACTGCGTAGCATGATAACCATTACCCGACTTGTCTCTAATTAACCCTACTGGGTCGCCATCAGTTGTAACTGGTTGAGTACCTGCTGCATCTTTGAACATCGTTGACAAGTCGCTAGGGTCTAACCATATACCTTGCTTACCACCTGCAAATAACGCCTTGATGGCATCATCACTACTGCCAAACCCAAACGTCTTAAAAGCAAAACTGGGTTTATCAAATCCAAAATATCGCATATCAACCTCACTTAATGACGTTAACAGCAATACCATTTGCTCGCGTGTACCCTGACGTTAATCGACACCAAACCGCTGTCTTGTACGCCAAATTAACTGGCTCATTAATGCGTAAGAGTAATGCAGCCTCAGTTGTCGGCTCGGTTGCTGTAATTGCAAATTGAAACTGATCAGTGCTATTTGCTTGTACTGTGCAATCACTATCTGACAACTTTACCCATGCTCTGTTTACTGTGATCTGTGTTGTAGTTGCCATAATTGCACCTTATTTTTGCATAAAAAATGCCCTGCACAATCAAGTGAGGGCGAACTGGTTATTTAGTAGCTTCAATCAAGTCAACGTAATACTGAGCGTCTCGATACCTGCAATTAGCGCGGTCTCTTAGCTTGGTCAGCCAGTACAGCTTTGCAATCTCGTTATCAGTATCATCCCATCGATGATAAAGCTGTTTGTTGGTTAGCTCGTAGTCCATAGCAATCCCTTGCTAAATTTTAGGCATAAAAAAAGCCCCATCAATGAAGATAGGACTTAAAATTATTTACGCTGCTTTATTCGTTACTTTAACACAGCATAACATCAATATATAGGAAGGTGGCAGCCACGTCAAGCGCTAAATTTTGGACGTAAAAAAACACGGCGTTAACCGTGCTCTCTCAATAAACCACCTATGCGGTGAAAAACATCATTACCAAATAAAGCATTTTCTAAACCACTTATGCAGTGGCAATTCATCATATCCTAAACTCAATAGAGGTACAATTAGATATCAAGCTCATAATGTTTAATCAATAACTCTTTGCAGCGCTCGCTAAAGCTCATTTCATCCGACTTAATAGCTTCGAGTAGATCGCTGTGCTTTTCAGTGTTGAACGACACCAGTTTTTTTGTGGATTTTTCCGAATACCTGTCATCATAAACTGCTTGTGATGCTCTGTCTTTCATGACTTTAATTACATCTTGAACAATCTCAGCATCAGCACTTATTTCGTCTCTACTACCAATCAAGCCATCTATCCAGTCGATATAAGCGTCTTGATTATCAAAATCTAGCTGAGCATAACCATCCACCGCCTCGCCTTCGCTCTCTACCATCAAGGTTATGGAGCTATCTTCTCGCTCATACTTAGCAACTGATAACTGCCCGATCTGCATGTTGAATAAAAATCTTTGAAATTTCATGACCGTTCCCCATTGTTAATATGAATTGTGATTAATCCTTGTTTGCTGGCTTCCTGCAATCCGTCTAGGAACATATCGAGCGCATCATCACGCATTGGTTTGTAGTGTCTATTCGTTACATCGTGAGTGCGCCAAGATTTAACCAACGACTTACTAACTTCGCTACGTTGACCGCCAAGCTCAAACACTTTAGCGGTTAGCTCATGATTGCGACTTAGATCAAACGTTGATAAAAGCCTTTGGAAGATATAATTGTTTTTCACTCACACCTCTACAAAATAAACATACTGATACTTGTTATTGAAGTCGCCCATCTTTTCAAACGCTTCACCGATTTTATCTATTTTGATATTCATAGTTGGGCTGCGTGGAAATAATATTTCAGCCTCCAAGCCAATTTTTGCAAACATAGCTTGAGTTTCTGAACCAACAATAACCTCAATAACCTTTCTTCCTGATTTTGATTTCTTGAAAGTGCAGCGGGCTTTGCGGCGATCTGCGAAGTTAAAAGAGATTTTACTTTTACTTTCTGCGTAGATAACTTTCAAGCAGGCTGCGAAGGTTGCGCTGTAGCTATCGCCTGCTCTGACCGTTGCTTTGGTTAGTGCGTGTGCTTTTTTGAATATGGTTGAAGTATTCATGATTCGACCCTCTGGGTGATGTTTAAGTTGTCTTACTTGGTATAAATCTAGTATATACTAGATTTAATATTGGTCAAGCACTCATTTTAAAATAAATCAAAATTATAATCGCATCAACAAGCCATCTATCACTCCCTCAGCCTTGCATATATCTTTGCCTACCTGACCGCGTGACATGCGCATTTTGCGTGCCATCTTGCGCTCTGACCACTGTTTGACATAGTGAGCCATGATTAGGACGTACAAGTGATAATGACGATCAGCAAGCCGTTTGAGCACCGTATCGATGACAGCTGCATCTAAGTCTGTCATGTGCCCTGCGTTTTTAAACTGTACTGGCTGCTCACAGTCCTCGTCATTATCATCCAAGTGCGGTGCCGCTGCTAATATCGCATTGAATGGATTGCCGTAACCCAAGTCGTTTTTATCATCACGAACCCAAGCGCCAAAGTTAATCAATAATTGCTGTACGTTTAGTTCGCTCATCAGTAGTCTCTCCCTTGCACCCAGTCAATGTCATTCGGTATCGTTAAAATCATGCCTAAGCTCGTAAAGTGGTCGTGCATCATGTTCAGGTACTTGTCGTGTTGTTTGATGGTCATCAGTCCCTCGCCCATTTAAGATCATCCGGTATCTTTAAAATCACGTCTTTTGCGTAGCAGTAACGCTCAATCTTGTCTAAATATTCTTTCATTTGCGCTGTACTGGCTTTTGTCGTACTTGTCTGTCTGATGACGTTTGCAGCTATTGATTTGTACATACCCTCATCAATGGCTTTGATTAGCTTTACCGCGTCGCATCCCTCGGCATACTTCGCGTCCTCTCTGTAAAAAATCATAGCTAGAAACTTGTACTTAAAAAAATGATGGGTGTATTCCTCTGTCCAACCCCAATGCTCTGACCATTGACCAACCCACAGCCAGTAAATGCGGTTTTGTGCTAGCGATCTTTTGCGTTTGGCCGGCTGTATAACCACCTCGAGCACCTCGTCGCTGTCTTGGTGGGCTAAATACATAGTTTTGATGCAGTTATCCCTTACTTCATCACTAACCAATCTAAAATATAGGGGCTTCGCCTTTTGCTTGGTCATTCAGAACCTCGTCAATGAAAGCTAATTTTTTATTGAACCATTCGAGCGATTGATTGCGGTCCATACCCATGAGCATCTGGTCAAATCTTTTATGGTCCGCATCACATAACGGTATCGTATATTTGTCATCGGCTTTGATGGACCGACCTTTTCCGTGCTCACTAAAGTTTGAATGAGCCGCCTGTGAGCGCGGTCCCATACCACAAACACAACATGGTAAGGACCGGACCTGTTCAAGCCGCTTGTTATCGCGCTTACTCACTGCTGGCTTCCGCTTCTTCGCCTGCCAATGCCATGTAAGCCGCCCCATCAAGGTAATTATCTTCTCGATACTCGCCTTGCTCAGACCTTGCCAACTTCAAGCAACACATAAACTTCCAACCTTGCTCTGGTGTCAACTCATGCCCTGTCAGCGCGTTAAACATTGCGACAATCTTTGGCATTGAGCGCTCAGCCTGACCGCCTGACTTATCATAAGACTTGCCACGTTCTGCCATTATTTGTACGGCTTCGTTTAGTATTTGCAAGGCTTTGGGGGTGTCGTCTTCGATTTCCGGCTCTACACTGACGAAGCTGTACGGCAAGTATGTGTTTCTAAATACCACATCTGAGGTCTGTCTAACCGTCTCACCAGCAGTTTCTTCATCCCTTAGTACGTAGGTAATAGCCCGCCCCTTGTCTGCAACTTGCGTAACCGTTGCTGTAAAATTATCGCTACCCTTAACAACCCAAACACTACCAACCGTAATATCCATAACCTACCCCTTACGATAATTGTTAATAAAACTGCTCACACTGTCCGTGCTAAGCTCATTATTTTCATCGACCGACTCAATAACCGCCTGACCTGCCGTATTAATCCAAATCGATGTGACTTCGCAATCCGTGTTGTCTTTCTTATGCGTCGATTGGTCGCCCACAGCGATTGGTCTTTTTAGTTTGAGATTAGTCATTGGTTGCCTCGTATTTCTCAAAGTGGAAAACAACATCAATATCCGTCTCAACAACCAATCCGTACCGCTTAGCCTTTTGATAGCTTGCATATTTCGGATCGGTGTTCAGCGTCTTAATGCGTTGCTTGATAATCCTGCGCCAATTTTCAAGAGTCTCGCTAGACTTATCGTTATTGCACTTAACGCATGACGGCATCATATTGTCGATATGGTCATGCTCAGGCTTACGCATATCACCGCTTTTGCTTTTTAGCGTTCGAGATTTTTCGCACTTGTACCAAATCACTTCGCGCTCAACTGGCTCCAAATGGTCGGCCTGCCATCGGTTGGTTAGCTCGATACCGCAATAGCTACACTGACCACCAAATTTAAGTTTTAACTCTGCTCTTTGCACTTTGTTTAACTTCATCACTAAACCCTCTCTATTCGATTTAAACCCTATCAAGCCCCACCTGCATCAAACCAACTTTAAAACCTCGCATTTAGCCGATTTGATGCGTTTGTGTGCGTAATTAGCGTTTGACACCCATGTAATCCAGTAACTCATCAAACGCTGCCTGATAGCCACTTCGTATCACTGCTAGATATCCTTCGTCTGAGAGCATCTGTAAGCGTTCCTTTTGGTCGTCCGAGGTAATGCCACCACTTTCATCTTTAAGCTCAATACGCAAGCCGTGGTAGCCATTACGGGCTATGTCTATCACTAGGTCAGGGTAGCCACTCTTGACTCCGCTATGTTTCAAACCTGCTGCCACTCGCTTTGACCGTTTACCTCCGTTTGGTACGTGTACGATGTAATCTGCTAATGTTCTGCCCTTGTACGGTATTTTCTTAGCATCGCGGATAATCTTGTTTTGGATTTGCTGTTCTGATAGTTCGGTCATTAGCGGTCACCCTTCATTTTTCCAGCGAGCGCCCAGCACCAGCCAGTATCTTTGTCGCAAGTAATCCACCATGTAGGCGCATACCCGTGATTAACCACATGCTCTTGGCCGAGGTAATTTAGCAATACCCGCTGATAACCTTCGCCTAACTCCTGCTCTAATCTATTCATCACTCAACACTCCTCAAATCCAAATCACCATATTCATGTTTAAACGCTGATCCATCGCTATTCCATTTCAAATATTCGTCATAGAACGGATTGCCTTCGACCACTCTCAATCTGCCTGACCACCCTCGATATACGTTTTCTTTAGGATGGTAGGCAGTTTGCAGACCTGCGACCGAGTGGCCTTTGGTGGTTTTCATGCTGCACCGCCTTTCACTTCACGCTCTAAGATAAAAACCTTTAGGTGTAACTTTTCAATTCTCACCTTTCTCAAATCATCGATGCTGTTTGCGCTCTTAATCTCAGCTAATGCTTGTTCAGCCGCCGCTTTGTACTCGTCACAGAATTTATAGTCGCTGCAATCCTCGTATGTGTCATCATCGTCAAAATCCACATCCCAACTGTTAGCAACATCCCTCGCTTGCTTGATTAACACGCTTCTGATGTTTTCCAGTAGATTGCCATCGCCACTCATTAACTCGCCACGACCGCCCTCAATCTCGCAAATTAGACCTACTTCAAATAATTTCATGCTGTCTCTCCTGCTAGATACTGGCGAACAGCTCTAATCTTGAGCGCACTCACCATGCCAATGACTTCTTGATCGTCAAAAGGCTCTACTTTGACCGTTTCGCCATTGACAAACACCTCGCCTGACAAACCATTCTTGTTAGAGCTTAGGTTTTTCATGTGCGCCTCGATTTGTTTCATCATGATGAAGTAATGCCAAACTGGTTTATCGCTCTCAAAGTTCAGCAGATGGACAATCTCATTGACACTTAGGTTTTCAGCATCGCCAAAATCAAACAGTCTGCGCTTCTCGGTCACACCATCGGTTATTGAAATCTCTGTGTAGTTACTCACGCGCTCACCCTCCGTAATGCTTCTAACTTTGCTGTAATCTGCTTGTCTGCTTCTGACCCTGCTTGTACTGGCTGATGCTTGCCAACTTCTAGCCGTTTATCTTCCGCAACTTCAAAACTAGCGCCCTGTTTGTGTTCTGCCACCACTTGCTCATAAACACCTGTGAATGTCTTTAGAAAATAGCTGTCGGCTGTCTTGAGCTTCCATGCACCGATGCGATTTGCTGTCTCCAATACAACGCTATGTAGCCATTTGCGTTTAACGTATCGATCTTCAATAAGCCCGCATTGGTTACAAGCATTATCAAAAGCAGCTTGTGCTGTCGGATATTCGCTTGCTGTCTCTGTTCTGAATATGTTGATAAAGTCTGTGACTGTGGTAGGAGGCCAACCGTTAAGCTCTCTTGCAAAACATGCCTTGGTCGTACCTTCAATCAGTTCTTGCTCTGTCACATCAAACTCATTGAGTACCGCTGTCCATAGCAAGATATTCGTCAAACCCCATTCCTCATCTTTCATTTTTGACTTGAAGTAGATTTTCCACTTGGCGAACATTTCGCCTACTTGCTGTTTGCTAATGAGCTGCTTCGTATTCTGCGATTTCTCTTGCAATGTTGGCTGCGTAGATATCTGCTTGCGATTGCTTAGGTTGGTTGTTAGCTGATTGATTGATTGCATGTCCGTTCACCCGATTTGATTGTTGTTTGCGGCTTTTCTCAAAAACACCTTGATACTGATTCATGATCGAACTATTCAAAGAGTCATTTACATCAAAACCGTTTGCGTCAAACTCTATTAAACTTTTCACTAATCTTTTACATGCTGTTTCTGTGAGTGGTTTTTTAATCTCCTTTCTCATTGCTACAAAATCATTCCAATTTTCTTGTTCAATGAAACTAGGTATTGGATAACTGAGAGCGTCGAATTTGTCTTTAGATTTTTTCGGTTTATCTTCTTGTGTAATATTCTTGTGTAGAAGTTCTTGTGTAGTAGTTATAGTGTGTAGGTCAATTTGACTTGGCTTGTCGGACAAATAGTCCTGACTTGTGGACAAATTGACTTGGCTTACGGACAAATTGACTTGGCTTGTATCTTCCAAGCTAGGACTATTTGACTTGGCTTCATCACCTACTAACTCTCTGATTTTTTCGATATTCAGGGTAAATTCGTGCATATTATTGAAACTAGGGTTTATCGTTATCACACCTAATTCGGCTAGTTTTTCGACTGATCGCTGTATGGTTTTTATACTTAGACCAGTTCCATATCGCTTATCATTGGCAAATTGAGAATAGGCAATCGTGTCCTCGTTGCGACCCCAGCCACCAGTTTTTGACCAGATGAATTGCAGACAAGCATAGGTATTGCCATTCTTTAAAACCTTTTGCATTTGCAATATGATGTTCGGTACTTGCACAAAGTCGCTCATAAGTAACTCTTGCCTTTCTTTATCTAACATGATTAAATAACTCCTATTAATCATTCACCTGATTGATATGACCACTATTTGCGTAGTGGTTTTTTATTGCCTATTGATTAACTTGTAACCAATCGCCTTTCGCCCTTCTTTGATTACCGCAATTCCCCAGCCCTCCATTCGTAATTTACCAATGCCATTCTTGACTGCTGATTTGTGCTTAAAATCTGATAACTTGATTGATCCAACTGCCTTTAAATCTCGCTTGACAATATCTAGTGTTGATAGCGCAGTCCTACTGATTTTTACCTTAACTTCTGGCTGACGGTGTGGCTTGCGCGGTGCGACTCTAAAACCTTCATTAAAGCTGTCTAGTTGGATAACATTCACATCACACCCCTTCAAACATTCCGTTTAAGTCAAAATACTTGCCGACTTCATCTTTGATTAATGCTGCAAGCTCTCTGTGTTCTTTTTGCGTGGTTGGATCAAGACGTACTGCCAAGTAATGCAACCAAGAACGAATATCGCCAGTCATGTATAAGCGGCTCATTGTTAGGCCGATAGGTAGCAAGGCTCGTGCTTGCTCTTTAGCGATACCTATTTCTAAAGCAGCTGCGTAGTTTTTTTGCGCCAACTCCAATAGCTCAACCTGCATACCACGCCAAACTGTCGCAATTCCTTTCTCACGCCATGAATTGTTATCAACATCAATACTGTTCTGACGGTTCTTGGTGTCCTGCAGTCGACACTCACGAGTCGTAAAGCCCATCTGTGTCACGTCTGCATAGCGTTGGC